CGACACCCTGCGCGCCCAGTTGGCCGAGTGGGGTGCACTACTCAAACAGGCGGGTGACGTTATACACATCATGACCGGCCATGACAGTTACCCACGTCTTCGTCATCAATATGGAGAGAAGTGGTGGGAGCCAATCGACGAATTGCGCGGAAAGATTCGCGCCGCCCTATCCGCCAGCGCAGAGCCTGAAGCCATGAACTTCGATCAAGCGCGCATGGAAACGGCCCTGGCCGGTAAGCGCGAGGCTATGCCGGAAGGCTTGAGCCGCGAGCAGTTCCGGGAGTGGATGCTGCACCAAGCAGATTACTTCAAGACTGAAAAGGGGGAATAACCATGAAATCATCAACCTTGAAAGTGATCGCGTGGCTGTCCGCTACGGCCCTGGCTGCCGCGATCCTGTTCGGAACCTTCGTCGTGCTCGCCCACCACATGATCGGCGACTTTTTCTGGTAGGTGATCCCATGTCGAACCACGCGAAATGCTTCGAAACTCGCAAGGCCTCAGCCGAGGAAACTGCCAGATGGATGGTGCCGACTTGCGACAAGGCCAGGGAAAGCGGATCTCCGACTGTCACGGTGCCGCTGAAGGACTTGGTCGAGGTCCTGTCCTACGTCGAAGCCGTCCATTACCGAAACAAAGTCGAGTTCGGCGGCAAACACCTGGGATACTGCGAGCCCGACGCCATGCGAGCTATGCTCAGCCGGGAGAAGACCTCCATCTCATGCATATCCAAGAAGACCGACCGGTTTTGTGTTGCAGTCAGCTTTCTGGAATTGCCGCCAAAGCCCTTGCCGAAGCCGGAGGAGTTGGGCATTATCGAATCCGCTGAAGCCGTGGAACGCTGAAGCAAAAAGTTTGACCAGATGCCGGGGATGAAACCCATGTGATCAGCGCCCGTTCTCCTTATCGATCAAGCCTCCCCGGCACTGGTCGGTCGATCTGGAGAGTTCCACCGGACGCTGTTCAGATGGGTTTTTTGTTGTCTTGAATTCAACCAACCGAAGGAAAAACCAAATGTCTCCAGAACACCGCGCCATCATTGCAGCCGCTGAGAAAGAAGGCCTGAGCCCTTGTGAGAAGGACGCCCGACTGGTCGTCCATGACATGGTGAACGCAACCCGTAAAGCCATGCAGAAGTTCGAGGTCGGATACAACAAGATGACTGAGAAGCAGCAGGACGCCGTTCTGGGCGATCTTGAGGCGGCTTACAAGGATCTTGCGCTGACCATCGCCCGGACCATCGCCAGCGGCGGTACGCCGGCCATCAGCATGACCCTCAAGGACATGAAGATCAGCAACGGAACCGTGACTGGGATCGTCGATGGTTCCGACGCAAACTTCAACAACCTGATCGCCAAGGTCCAAGACAAGTCGGAAGTCATGGTGGTTCTGTATGAGCGCCAGTACGCCGATGCGATGGACGCAATCCAGGCTGACAAGGACCAAAAGTCCCTGCCATTGGAAGGTGAAAAGCCGGCCAAGAAGCCAGCGGCCAAGAAAGCACCCGCTGAAAAGAAGATCGAGCTGACGCCGAAATTGATCAGCGATGCCCGCGACTTTGTGACCATCCAGCAGAACGCGACCTTTGCCGGCCTGCAAAACCAGATGAAGATCGGATTTGATAAGGCAGAGGCGCTGCTCAAGCTGTTCGAAGGCGAAGGCCTAGTCAAGTTCGTGGGCACCGACCAAAGCGGCCAGTATGAGATCGTGCGGGCCGTCAAAACCGGTGCAGAGAATCCAGCATCGACCGACCCAGAACTCTACGGCGCACTGACCTACAGCGAAGTGCAGCAAACCGTAGTTCTCCACGGCACCAACTTCGAACTGGCCTGGCTCTCCACCCGCTTCAAGATCGACGAAGACCGCGCCAGCCACCTGTGCCTGCGCCTTCTTGATGATGGCGTGATCGACCCTGCAATCACCACAGACCTGGACGCAGAGCCTCAATACACCGTCATCGCAAAGCTGGAAGACCTGGTGATCTGATCCGACGCTGAAACACAAAAGCCCTGGCCATGCGCCGGGGCTTTTTATTTACTTTGATTCCTTATTGACAGCACTTTTACAGGGCACTATGATTCATAAACACCAACCAAATAGGAATCATGCAATGACCAAGATCCAAGCAGTAGACCGTGAAAAATTCATCGTTCGTTTTGATGATGAAGGCGATAACGGCACTCGCCAGCAAGTAGCCGAAGCGTCCGACGTTCTGCATATCTCGATGAACGCCTGGGTCCTCCAAGCCATCGACGAGAAGCTGGCCCGCGGCGCCCGCATTGACCGCTTGCTGGACGCGGTAGAACTCACCATCTGACCACTGACCAATGCAAGGAACCGTGAACATGACTGACAAACAGATCGTCAAGATTGAAGACATCACCGAGGACAATGCCGCCCAGGTCTACGTGGCCGGGGGCCTGAAACCATTCTTTGAAAAGGTTCAGGCTGAGGTATCCACTGAAGTTCCGGACCTGAAGACCGCCAAGGGCCGTGAGCGTATCGCGTCGCTGGCGTCCAAGGTCAGCAAGTCCAAGACCGCTGTTGAAAAGCCTGGCCGTGATTACCTGCGCCGCCTGAAGGAAATGCCAAAGGTGGTCGAGGCTGAGCTTCGGACATTTGTTCAGGACATGGACGATCTTCGCGATGCCACCCGCAAGCCGCTGACAGACTGGGAAGACGCCGAGAAGGCCCGAAAGCAGAAGCTGGAAACTGGGATTGAGTGGTTCAACCTGCGCGCCAACGAGAATACTGATCTGGACTCGACCGAGTTGGCCGCGACCATTGCTCAAGTTGAAGCCGTAATCATCGGCGAGAAGTGGCAGGAATATGAAGACGAGGCGCGCAGCGTGAAGGCCAAGGCGCTGGCATCCCTGAATGAAGCACTGGTCAAGCGCAAGAAGTTTGAAGCCGACCAGGCCGAGCTGGAGAAGCTGCGCCAGGATAAGGCGATTCAGGACCAGAAAGACCGCGATGAACAGATCCGTCGCGAGGCAGCAGAGCAAGCAACCAAGGACGCTGAAGCCAAGGCTCAGGCCGAACGTGATGCGGCGGCTAAGCGTGAGCAGGATCTCAAGGATCAGGCGGACAATGCTGAGGCCGAACGCCTGCGGCTGGCCAAAGAGGCAGAGGACGAGCGCGTCGCATCTGCCAAGCGCCAGGCGGATGCAGTTGAACAGGCACGCCTGGACGAGATCCAGCGCCAGGCAAACGAGAAGGCCGAACAGGATCGCCAGGCCGCCGCCCGCGAAGCCGACGTTGCACACAAAACCAAAGTGCTTGGCGATGCAAAGCAAGCGATCCTCCTGGCCGGCGTCACCGAGGATCAGGCCCGCGAGATCGTCAACCGTATTCGCGCCGGCCTTGTCCCTAACGTCTCCATCACATTCTGAGGTTTCCAATGAGTAACGAAATCATCATGCCGGAAGAGCGTCACCAGTCGGTCGCAGTGCAGCAGGGCCAAGGCCAAGAGGTCAGCATGCTGTCCACCATCAGCCGGCTCGCCCTTGACCCGCGTTGCGACATGGATAAGTTGGAGCGCCTTATCTCCCTTCAAGATCGCATGGAGGCTAAGAACGCGTTGGAATCCTTCAACGCCTCTTTCGCCGAAATGCAATGCGCTATGCCTTCGGTGGTGAAGCGCACCGAGAACACTCACACCAAAAAACTCTATGCGGATCTGGACGATATCAACGAAATGGTTCGCCCGGTCATGGCCAAGTATGGCTTTGGCGTCTCGTTCAAAATCGAGAACCAGGCAGCCGGCGTGAAGATCACCGGCATTCTCATGCACAAGGCTGGGCACCGCGAAGAGACATCCATGCTTCTGCCGCTGGATGCTGGCGCCGGTCGCAGCGCTGTGCAGTCTGTCGGATCGACCACCACCTATGGCAAGCGGTACGTCATGTGCGCCCTCCTGAACATCACCAGCGGCGACGACAACGATAACGACGGATACCGTGACCGGAGCCAGGAACCGGAGCCAACAATCACCGCACTACAGGTAAAGCAGATTCAGGCACTGCTGCCTAAGTGCAGCCCAAAAGCACAGGCCGCGTTCAATAAGCTGAATCCGGATATCGAGTTGATCGGGCGAAAAGAATTCGACACGGTCCTCAGTCAGTTGAGCGCGTCGGCCAAGAAGCACGCCGAATCACAGGAGTCCGCACAATGAGCGGCCCTATCTATCTGAACTGCGAGCAAGGCACGGATGAGTGGCACGCGGCACGGGCGGGCATTCTCACTGCATCAGTAATGCAGTGCCTTATGGTGAGCGGAAGGGGCGAGCGTGGTTTTGGCGATGGCGCCATGACGCTGATGAACCAGCTGATCGGCGAACGTTTCACTGGTGAATCCGCTGACAAGTTCGAAGGCAATCGTCACACAGATCGCGGGCATGAACTGGAGCCGATAGCCAGGGCCTTCGTCAGCGAGCGGCTGGGCATCGAGATCGTGAACTGCGGGATCATCCTCAATCACGGCATTGGCTACAGTCCAGACGGGCTCGTAAACGATGATGGTCTGATCGAGATCAAGACCAAGCTCCCCAAGCTTCAGGTCAAGGTGATCCTCGATCAAGTCATTCCAGCCGAACACGTCGTGCAATGCCAGGTTGGTCTATGGGTCAGCGAGCGCGATCACATAGACTTCGCGTCGTTCTACCCCGGCATGCCTCTGTTCCACAAGCGCGCCGGCCGCGACGAAGCGATGATCCGAAAACTCAAGGAACGAGTAGCCGCGTTCTACGAGCTGATGGAAGAACGCACCCAACAAATCATTGAACTGACGAGCTGAAACCATGGCTGATTTGGCGCTGGTAAGAACTGCAAACGGCCTTGTCGGCGCCACTGAGGCCGACCGGGAACTGGTCCAGAAGATCAAGTTCGGAGCGACGATCCACGGTGATTTCAAGAAGATGCGGAATGCCAAGCTGCACGGGAAGTTCTTCGCGTTGCTGGATCTGGCGTTTCAATACTTCGAACCTACTGGCGGCCTTGTACCTCGCCAGGAGCTGCGCGGGATCGAAGGGCTGGCTAAGTACTTCGAAGAGTTGAACGGGCGCCCTGGGCAGCTCACGGATGCCGTCATGGCCTACGTGAACAAGCTCACCGCCGAACGAGCTCAGAGATTCCCGGCAGTGGACAAAAGCCGCGAGGCGTTTCGTGAGTTCATCACGATCGACGCCGGCCACTTTGATCTGGTCATGACGCCCGACGGAGTGAAGAAGGTGGCCAAGTCGATAGCGTTTAGCAGCATGGATGATCTCGCCTTCGCCGAACTCTACAAGGACGTGTTCAACGCCTGCTGGCGCCTCGTGCTTTCCTCACACTTTTCGAGTGAAGAGGAAGCCATGGGCGCGGCAGAACAGATGGGCCAATTTTCATAAGGAGAATGCCTTGATCACCCATTCAGAAGCAGCCGATCGATTTTCTTACGACTCTGATACTGGCCTTATTTCAATGAAAATTAGCATCGGGTCGAGAAAAACTGGCGATGTTGTTGGGTCACTTCATCACTCAAAAAGACTGACAGTTTCTATCGGTAGAAAACAATATCAACTAGCTCGTCTTGCATGGCTTTTACATTACGGCTCTTATCCGGAAGGATTAGTGGATCATATAAACCACGACGCTACGGACAACAGGATTGAGAATCTTCGCGAAGTCACCAGCAAAGAAAATTCCCGAAATCAGAGCGCTAGGATTAACAACAAAACAGGTATTACAGGCGTCCACTGGTGCAGAAAAAACAAACGGTGGAGCGCCACGGGATACGCAAATGGAATACGCACGACACTAGGCATGTTCTCAACCATCTTCGATGCAGCAGCCTGCCGTAGATCGAATGAGATATCCGAAGGCTTTCATGAAAACCATGGCAGGGATACCCCATGACCATGCGCCGAGGAAAACTAGTCTGGGAGGAAGCCGCCCTAAGCGCGATCTGCGACCTATGCCACCGCCACCGCAACCAGGGCGACCACTCTGCATGCAGCGCGCAACGCAAGAAGTCCAGAGAACGCGAAACCGTGGCAGCCGTGAAACGCGAGCTGCTGGAAATGATGAAAGACCAAAACCAAAAACCGGAGGCAACACATGAAAATTGATTTCCTTGAAGGAAAATGCATTCAGTACGAATTAGTCGGGAGTCGGATCACTTGCGACCCGGCCCCAACTGGCACAGACCAAGACGTTTTAGTACTGACCACCCCGCACCTGTGGCGCCAAGAACTTGAGCCTATGCTGCTTGGCGCCGGCTACACCCTGGACGGTAGTGACTGCGGAAACCAAGCCGAGTACATGGAAGAGGAAGAGCTATCGTTCCAGTCGTACAAGCTTGATGACCTGAACTTAATCATCACCTTCCACGATGGCTTCTATCAGCGATTCATGGCCGCCACTAAAGTGGCAAAAAAGCTAAACCTGCTCGACAAAGACGATAGGGTAATGCTGTTCCAGGCGGTTCTATATGGGAATCCACCGCCTGTTCCCTTCGAAGAAATAGAATTTCCTGAACCAAAGGAATACGTGCGCTCATGGTGGGTTGAATTTGAAAACAAAACCGTCGGGTGCATAGAAGCGCTAAACCACGATGAGGTTCGCTTGATCGCGGCCAGGGTCATAGAGAGTCCGATTGTCGAGATCAGCAAGTTGCCATACCCGGCAGAGCCAAGGCTTAACGTCCATGACGACCACAATGGACACGGGCCATGCCCATCTTTTTGCTGGAAGCCTCATCAATGCAAAGGCTCCAGTGCATGCCCTCAATCCTATTCGTGCACGGAGTAGATGCGATGAGCCGCATCGAAGAGATCCAGGGCCACCGCTGGGCGGTGGATATCTGCCAGACCAATCTGACGAAGATGCTTGGCGGAAAGGCTGCACTGTTGAAGGTGCTGGAGCGCGGACTTATCGAAAAACCGGCCGGCTACCAGCGCGGCGTTCAACGAATTATCGAACTTGTGGAGGCGCAACCAGATGAGCAAGCAGGACAAGTTCACAAAGGCTGCGAGGGGTAGGGATTGCCAGGTCAGACTGCCGGGATGCCAGAACGACACGCAGACCGTCGTCCTAGCGCATTACCGTCTGGCCGGCACCTGCGGCGTAGGGATCAAGCCGAACAACCTACAAGCGGCCTGGTGCTGCGTCTGGTGCCATGATGTAGCAGATGGTCGCCGGGACATCCGCATGAAACGGGAAGAGGTCAGGCTGTATTTCGCGGAAGGGGTTTTCAGGACCATCGACCGCTTGATCGCTGAGGGGATTTTGAAACCATGAAACGAGCACGCCGATATAGTTTCAACCAGCTCATGGACCGGCTAACCTCTGGCGCCTGGTGCGTCGTTGAGTTCGGCCACGGGTTTGAGTTCGTCCAAGTCATTCACCGCGATTACGGGAAAAAACCAAATGGAAAATAAACCGCAGATGCCAGATCGTATGGAGTTCGTGAAGGTGGCCAAGGGTGACAGCTCATCATCCGGCGGACGGAGATTGGTACTCAAGAACCACGACTTCGGCGTGACCCTGGTGGTCACCTACGCCGAGCCCTATCCCGAGGTTGGAATTCAGTCATTCAGTTGCGCTGAGTTGCCGCATTACACTTGGAACAATTACGAGGCGATGCGCAAGACATACGCCGAAAAGGTAGCGACCAAATGAAGATCGACGACAAAGAGTGGAACGCATCGCTTGAAGAAAACCCAACGCAGACCGTGGCCATGGTGGCCGTGCAAGCGATTGGCGAGCTGTCCGGCGTGCTTGATGCGGCAGGAGCCCACGATGAGGCAACCGTTGCTCTGGTGCTGGGCGTTTGCGCATGGCTGACAAGTGTCCTCGACGGTAAGGATGCGGCCCCTGGCCAAGCACTGGTCGATACCGCCAAGGCAATCGACGCAGCTGTACTGGACGAACTGAGCCGGTGCCAGCACTACGTCGCCGAGTTGAGCGAGCGCACGCGCAAGGCTGAAAGCGTGGCGATTGTCAATGAGCAATACGCACGCTGGTACTTGCGTTTGCGCGACGACATAACGTGCAAGGTGTCGGCAGGAATCCATGGGTTTCAATTCGGCGAAACAACGTTCGAATCGCTCATGGAAGAACAGCTTGACGAGGCCATGGAAGACGACGAGGCAGAAGACCCAGGTAACGACACCGACAAACCAGAATGAAAAAGGCCGGCGCAATGCCGGCCTTCTTGTTTCACTTCGCTGGACAGTGGCTGTCAAACAGATCGTTGTGCACCGCGATCTGTTGTTTCACCTCCCGGCTCATTACCGCACGATCTGCCTTGTTGGTGCTGATGGGCTTGACCCAACTGCAGGCAGAATCAATCAGGACGGGAGTGCCGCGACAGCTTGTCATCAAGATCATCATCGCCAGCAGCAGCAACTTCAGCTTCGACATGCGTTCTCTCCTGGGCCGATTCTGCGGCCGCTTGGTTTTGGGCTGCGGCTTGCTCAAGTTGAGCCTGCTCCCGCCCCTCGCTTTTGCCAACCGATTTGCCCCTGGCGTGACCCAAGAGCATGCCGACGAATGCGCCACCGACTGCGATCACCAGCGCGATTATTGCCTCAATGCCCATGGCTTCAATCCTCGATCAAGTTGTTGCCGATCCGACGGGCCCAGCCTTTTCCAAAGGTTGGCCAAGTCTTCAGGTCGGCCATGAACAGCAGACGATACCCGCTGAGGCGCTTGTCGAGCTTCTGAGGGTCCATCAGACGGGCGGCCCTCAAAGTCTTCGGCCCAATAATGCCGTCCTCTGGAGCGCCAGCTGCCCGCTGAAGGAATCGAACGGCCTGGCCAACACCAGAGTTCACCGCGCAATCGAACACATCGAAGCGGATAGCGTCCGGCAGTTCATCGGCGCGCACCTTGTTCCAGTAGAGGGAACGATAAATATCCTTCGCCGTCTCGATGGGTAGATCCCGCATCTGGCCGACATAGCCCCAGGCCCTGGCCACGCGGTAAGTTATGCCCCACATGGTTTCGCCACCAGGGTCAGCAGGGTTATTGGAATACCCCCCCTCATGCCCTAGGAGTTTTTCAAATGCCTCATCCAAAGTCATGGCTGATCTCCCGAAACAGATTTCTGTTTAATGTTGGTCGCGATGATGATCACGAAGCCCAACACTCCGACGATCCACTTGTAATTCTCCAAGGGGATCAGCTCTTGGAGGCTCGGTAGAGCATCACGTAGGACGGTAAGCGCTGGCAATGCCAAGGCAAGCCACGTGCTGTACCTGCGCCACCACAGGCGCCATTGTGGAATTGGTTTCATGTCTTTCTCCAGATAAGCTGGCCAGCAGATTCGAGCGTTCGAAACATACTGGCCCAACGAATGGTTACGCCCGAGCGTTACCGCCGAACAACAACGTCTGGCCGGCGGCCAATGGAAATGCGCCTGCCGCGGTGTAAAAACGCAGCTGAGTACCTGTCGCGTATCCGGACAAAACCGCCCCGGTTGTCTGATTTGTAGCGCTCACAGGTGTGTTTGCCAAAATAGTGAATGGCAACGCCACGGTAAGGTAACCAGCCCAGTCGCCGACCGATGTCACGGTTACGCG